TGGACTTTATTATAGAGCAAAATTGGAGGTTCTTTACTTATTTGCAGCAGTTATATAATGTATATGAAAAGGTATTTGTTAATCAAATAATTCCTTTATGCACAGCTCATAATGCAGCTGTTACTGCTTTTACTACTGCTAAGAATGATACAGGTTATAAAACTGCTGCTACTATTGATGGTACTACTGTAGACACTACAGGAACTGATACCACTAAATCTGCTACAGCATTATAGACTGCTTATCTTGAAAAACTAAAGTCAGCTGTTAAAGGTACTATGGGTACTTGGAATTATCCCTACAGTGATATTAGTTGGTGTTTTGCTCCAAGAGGTCATTATGGTTGGTGGAATGATAATGCAAGTAATGAAAACTGTTTAGCCAACTCTGCATTGAAATATGATAGTTTATATAATGGTTGTATAGTAGGTGCTAGATTTAGAATGAAGCTTCCTGAGTATCAGGTACCCTCTTCTTGGAATGATGGAGTATTTACTGCCCAAGCAGTTTCAATGACTAATTATGAAAATCTTTGGAAGAACTACTATAACACTATTATTAATCTTGCTAACAATGTAAGGTCAGGTGCTACTGTTACTTCTACTTATGCTATACAACAGTGTCAGTCTATGGTAGTACCTAAAAAGTATTATGATATTATTGATGGTACTTCTTCTCCAAGTTCTTCTGTAACATCTGCTATTGTACTAAACAATATTACATACACTGATTCATGGGGAAGATTTACTCCTGAGTCAGGAGCAATGCCTGGTTTCTATAAACTAGTTAAAAACATTGGAGCTGATTTAGTAGATTGGAAATATAACAGAGTTCCTAATATGCTTGCTGATTATGTGACAAAAGCTAATCAAGCTCTTGAAACACTTAAGAAGAAGGACTCTACTGGAGAGTTTAGAAAGTGGGTTGAAAGTAGTGGCTTTACTATTTGGCAAAAACCTTATGGAGCTACTCTAGTATATGATGACACTATTCAATGTGCTGGAGGTATTCATGATGATGTTGTCAAGTGGGAAACTACAGGATATAAATATTACCTAGCATATAATCCTCATCCTACTAACATCACATTTTGGAATCCTTATAACAGAGATATATATTGCTCGAAATCTGATATAAAATCAGGTAGAATTAAAATTAATGATGGTGACTATTAAAATTAACCCTAACTATTTAACTTATGTATCCAACTAACAACATATATTTAGGCTCTCCAGATACTGCTCAATTCTTAAATGGTTCTGACAATCTGGATACTCAATTAAGACAACTTGAGCTATATAAACTTAGATTACAAGAGCTATAGAAGAATCAACCTAAAGAATAGAAAGTTTCATTATGGCAAGCCTTAGAAGCTGAGTTTGCTTCTTTAACAGATGAACAAAAGAGTAGATTAAACTCTACTGAAGAATATATATAGTCCTACACACAACTTCGTTAGATAATAGAGAATGAAGTATTTAATCTGGTTAAAGGGAAAATAGAAGCTTCTGAGGAAGGCAGACAATTACTAGAAAAACATTTAGCTCTTACCAAAGAGCTTAAAGCATCAATAGTACAAGATGCTTAGAAAGAGATGGAATTATTTTTGAAGTTTAAAGAATATGCAAAGAATAATCCCAATTCAACTTATGAAGAATTTTTAAAAGCTAACATATGATAACAGTAGATGAGATAGCAGTAAGGCTGGAACTGGGTGCTGAGTATATAGTTGATACAGTAGCCAATGAATTTCCTTTGGTTAATCTTGCCAAACCTATGGTGAAAAGAGTAATAAAAAACAGTACAGATAAATTTGCAAAGTATTGTAATATGCTTGCTGATGCAGAAGGTAATGTAGATTTTGAAGGCATAGTAAAGGAAACTTTTGAAAGTGCTTTTAGTGGCAAACCTTTCACTATATAGGCAGGTAGTCTTGGAGATATTGAGATTGGTAATAATAAGGTTAAATTCCCAATGCCTTTTACTGATAAGATTATAAGCTTTGGTTAGGGTGAATTAGATGAATTAAAGAAAATACTAACTAAATAAAACACGTTACTATGTGCGCAGTTATTGAAATACTAAAAGAGTATAATCTGTATGAGCCTTTCAAAGAAGCAATTCATGAAGTTATAAAAGAACATCATGAAGCCTGTGCAGCTAAGGAGGCTAGAACACCTTTAGTACAGAAACATCTTGATGAACAAGAGGCTAAGAAGATAGTACATACAATGTTCCACTATCTTAAGGGCAGAAAATATATAGGTGAGAATTATACTATGACCAAAGCTGAAGAGGTATTTGATAAATATTCACTACATAATACAGGAGCTACAATAGCTGATGTTTATGTAGCTATCAATGCTCAGTTCCACGATTACTGTGAACTGTTTTACAATTGGTTTGGACATTCAGATATAGATGAATGTATTATAGAATCAGCTGTGAAGTTTTGGTTTGATGATGAGGATTATAAAGGTTCCAAAGTCTATAAATATTTTAAGGGTTAATTTAGTGTTGGGAGGTAGGTGTGAATCTATCTCCCTTTTGTATTATTATGTTACAGATAATTATAAGATTAATAGAAAAGATGATAACTTTATTCCAACAGTAAATTATGAAATTTATTAAGCATCCTTATTAAAACTATTAATTGGTTGTGGGTGTGAATAATTAGTACTAATTTTGCAATAGCTATTTTAGTATAAATTTAAAAAATTTAAAAAATATGGAAGAAGAATTATCATTGGATAATATTGTCGATGTAGACAATTTATTTACAGATGCAGACCCTCCTGAAGAAGAAACTCAGGAGCCTGAAAAATCAGAAGAACAAACAGAAAATAACGAAGAAACTACTGAGGTGAACGTTGATACTTTATTTGATGATTCATCAGAGAGCGTAGGTAGTAATTCGGAAGAAATAGATTCAAATTAGGAAGATTCCTCAGACACAGAGGATTCTTCTCAAAATAGCCTTTTTTCTTCCATTACTCAAGCTCTTGTGGATGAAGGAGTCTTTCCTGATTTGGATAATGAAGTGATTAATAATACCAACAATGCCTAGGCATTTAAGCAACTTATAGAGGATAGAATACAAGAAGGTATAGACCTTACTTATAAGAGAATCAATGAAGCTCTTGGTGTAGGTGTAGAACCTGAAGCTATTGTACAGTATGAGAATACACTACAGTAGCTGCATAGTATTACTGAAGAAAACCTTACTGCTGAAGATGAGAATGGTGAGAACCTTAGAAAACAATTAATCTATCAAGATTTTATTAACAGAGGTTATAGTAAAGAAAGAGCTGTAAAAGAAGTAAACAAATCATTAAACTCTGGTTCAGATATTGATGATGCAAGAGAAGCTTTGCAAGGTAATAAAGACTTCTATGGCAATTACTATAAAAAGTTAGTAGAAGAAAAGAAACTACAGCAACAGAAAGAAAAGGAAGAAGTGGATGCTGGATTACAATCTATGCAATCTGACATTCTTGAAGATGTTAATTTGTTCGGAGGTATGGAGATTGATAAGAAAACCAGACAGAGAATTGCTGATAATCTTATCAAACCTGTATATAAAGATTCTAAAACAGGTGAGCAATATTCTGCCATTCAGTACTATCAGAAAACTAATCCTAAAGAATTTATTAAGAACCTTAGTACAGTATTTACATTAACAGATGGATTTAAAAACATCAATAACCTTGTGAAAGGTAAAGTTAATAAAGAAGTTAAAAAAGGTCTTGCTGACTTGGAAAGAACTATTAATGGTTCTAGTAGAGGTTCTAATGGTATGCTTAAATTTGCAAGCAATGATTCAGAATCATTTATAGGCAAAGGTTGGAAACTCGATATTTGATTTTCAACATTAATAACTATAAATAATTAAATTATGGCAGGACAATTAAAAAAATTCCAGATGATTGGTTTCCAGCATTGGCAGGGTTTAACCAAAAGAAATCACCTGGGTTCTATTTTTAGAGAGGCTCCTCAAAAAGCCACTAACCTTATGGTACAGCTCTTAGCTTGGCATAAAGGTAAAACACTTGAAACATTCTTATCAAAGTTCCCTACTAAAGAATTTGAGGATGATTCAGAATATTATTGGGATGTAATTGGCTCTTCAAGAAGAAACATTCCTTTGATTGAAGCAAGAGATTCTTCAGGTAATCCTATATAGAATGACAATTCTATGGTAGGTTCTGGTACTGAACCTTTCTATCTTGTATTTGGTGAAGATTGGTTTGGTGATGGTGAAGTTATTGTAGGTGAACTTAATGAACTCTATCCCATGAGAATACTTGGTACTGCACGCATGGAGGGAACTAATGCAGTGTATAAATGCGAGCTTATGGGTGGTAATATGAATGGTATTCCTGCAGAAAGATTACAAGCAGGTGAAAAGTTCAGCTATGAATATGCTCCTGTAGAAAGAAGCTTGTCAAGAAAAGTAGGTACTGTGAGATTTAGCTCTCCTGTAGCTATGAGAAATGAATGGTCTCAGATAAGAATACATCATAAGGTTGAAGGTGCAATGCTTAATAAGAAGCTTGCAGTTGGTCTCCCAATTATGAAAGAAACTACTTCAGGTATGAAACAGGGTTCTACTGTTAATACTTGGATGCACTATGCTGAATGGGAAATTGAAAATACTTTCTCAGAGTACAAAAATAACCTTCTTGCTTTTGGTAGAAGCAATAGAAATGCCAATGGTGAATATACTAACATTGGTAAATCAGGTGAAGTAATTAGAATGGGTGCTGGTCTTTTAGAGCAGATGGAAGTTTCTAATGTTCACTATTATAATAAGTTCTCTATTAAGATGATTGAGAAAGCTCTCTATGATTTATCAGCTGCCAAGCTTGATTTTGGTTAGAGAACTTTCATCCTTAAGACTGGTGAAATGGGTGCTATTCAGTTCCATAAAGCAGTACTTCAGGAAGTAAGTGGTTGGACTCAGTTTACTGTTAATGGAGATGCACTTAAAGTTGTATCTAGAGCTACTTCACAGCTTAATGCTAACTCACTCTCTGCAGGCTTCCAGTTTGTAGAATACATTGCTCCCAATGGTGTTAGAATTAAAGTTGAAGTTGACCCCTGGTATGATGACCCCATCAGAAATAAGAGACAGCATCCTAATGGTGGTCCTGCTCAATCTTATAGATATGACATCTTTGATATTGGTACTATGGACCAGCCCAACATCTTTAAATGTGCTATTAAAGGTAATGGTGAATACCGTGGATACTAGTGGGGCCTGCGTAATCCTTTCACTGGTGCTATGAATAATGATAATATGTCATTTGATGAAGATTCAGCTATCTTCCACAGAATGGCAACACTTGGAGTCTGTGTTCTTGACCCCACAAGAACTATGTCACTCATTCCTGCTTGTCTGCAGGGTTAATATATAATCAAATAAAGGGTAGGGTTACTGCTCTACCCTTTATTTAACTTTAACATATTAGAGAAGATTAAAATGGAAGATATTAATGTTAATGACTTGGACCTCAATGTAGAAGAAGAAATGATTGAGATTCCTAAAAAAGTAAAAGAAAAGAAAGTAAAAAACACTGTAACAGCTCCTGTTGTTAAAGAACAGAAACCTGTTGTAAACTGTCTTAGAAAAGAAAAGATTATTGTAAGACATATTCCTAAACAGACAGGTATGATTACCAATCCTAAACACGTGTTATATGGTGGTATGTCAGAAACAGCTGTTAGATATTTTGTAGTTCCTATCCTTGCTTCAGGATTATATGTAAACATTCTTACTGATGATGAGAAAGCTTGCCTTGAAGAAGTTATGGGACTTGAATATAATGCTTTAAGCATTTATAAGAAGAATGATAATTTCTGGGATTGTACTAATGAAGCAGGTATTAATACTGTAAGACTTACTAAAGAAGATACTCATCTTGATTTATCTAATCCCCAGGATTACATTAAATACAAAATCTTACTTGCCAATAAGGAAACTATTGCTCCTTCCTTAGAGGCTTTACAATTGACTCCTAAAGCTACTTATCAATTTGTCCTTATTTCAGAAGGAGAAGAAGTTAATGAAGCTAAGGATAAGATGTCACTTACCATGAAGTGCTATACACAGTATGGTAAAATTGAAGATGACTTTGACAAGCTTAGATTTATTGTAGAAACTATTGATGGTAGACCTATTGGTGCCAATACTAAGAAAGAGTTTTTACAAACTAAGATTAATGATATTATACAGGCAGATGCTAAGACATTCTATAAGGTAGCTAATGACCCAATGATGGACTTTAAGATTATCATCAAGAAAGGTATAGAAGCAGGTATTATTGCTAATAGAGCTGACCAACTCTATCTTAGACAAGGCAATATTCCCTTGTGTGAATTAGGTCAGGAATCTACATTACCTATTGCTGCTCAGTACTTGGCTAATCCTAAACATCAGGATGTTTTATTTGCCATTCAAGCAAAACTTAATACTTAATAAATTATGACAACATCAGAGTTCTCAAATGAATTTGATATATTATATAATAGTGTAATGTCCAATCAAGCTCCTAGTTTGGATGAATATGAGAAATCTGTATTCCTTACTTAGGCTCAGAAGGAGCTGGTACAAGCCTATTTTAATCCAAGAACTAATAAGACTCAGGAAGGTTTTGATTAGAATAAAAAGAGATAGATGGACTTTTCCAAGCTTATTAAAACTAAATAGTTATCTAAAATAGATAAGCCTATTGATTAGTTTGATAAGAGAAGTCTTGTATATCTCCTACCTGAAGATGCTTTATATATAGTTAATGAATTAGGACAAGATTCAAAGTATAGATACATAATAGACCCTATTACTTTTACAGAGTATGACAGATATATGCTTAAGCCTTTTCAGCTTCCTGCTAAAAGGTCTATATGGAGATTAATGACTGACCCTGTATTCTATGCATTTGAACAGACTTTTACTTTAGAACCTTATAATATTAATGTAGGAGATTAGACAAATACTAAGTTAGTACTAACCAATATTAGTGATAAAAGATTGTTTGTACATATAGATAAGTGTGAAGATACTGATGAAGGTGTATATTCAAATTATGGCAAAGCTCCTATTGTAACAGTAAAAGGTGAAGATGTTTATATTGAATATTGGGTAAGTCTTAAATGTGATGCAATATGTGACTACTTGTCTACCTTTGTTGGGTTATTTGATGATAAACAATACTTAAGTACTTTATCACATGACCACACTAAACTTCCTAATTGGACTCCTAAAGCTATTCCAGATGGTGGTTATGATTTAGTAGTTAAACCTAATCCATATAGAACTTCAGTAGAGCTTATAGGCAGTATAAAGGATAAAGATACTTTTGATTATACCATAAGATATGTAAAGAAACCTAATCCTATTATCCTTGAGTCTCTTGAAAACACTGACCTTACTATTGATGGTAGACAGGAATAGCTGTAGTGTGAATTAGATTCAGAGTTACATAGAGAGATACTTATAAGAGCTGTAGAATTAGCTAAAGCTGCTTACTCTGGAGACCTTAGTGCCTAGATAACTGTAGGTAATTCAAGTGCTACACAGTTAGGTATAATACCCACTCAACAAGAAAGATAATTATGACTACTGAAGAATTTAGCAATGAATTTGATGTTTACACTAAAGCTTATTCAGTAAATTATGATGAGTATGAAAAATCTGTATTCCTAACTAAAGCTTAGGAAATGGTAGTAATTGCTTTATATGATGGTACTCTTACTGGAGAAGGATTTGACAAAACTGAAAAGAGTAGAAGATATATTCAACATTTAGTTAAAAGTAAAAACTATGAAGGATTTAAAAACTATAATGGCATCTGGCAAACTGTGGATAAAGAAGCTGAAGATGTACTATTCACAGTTATGGAACAAGCTACTATTGAAGTTAATAGTAATACTGTAGAAGTTCCTGTAGTCCCTATCAAATTTGATGAGTACCAAAAAACAATAAGGAATCCATTCAGGAAACCTTCAAATAGAAAAGTTCTTAGAGTTAACATCAATGGAAAGAATGGTCTAATAAGTAATTATGATTTACTATCTTATCAGTAGACATACTTAGAAAGACCAGACCCTATTATCCTTGTAGACTTACAAGATTCAGGGTTATCAATTAATAATCAAACAGAGGTTACAGAATGTCTGTTAGATAATTCTGTACACCATACAATTTTAGAATATGCAATTAAGTTAGCCTTGAGTACAATTCCAAGGTCTAATAATGTTTAATTTAATACTTAAAAAATTATGGCAACTTTTTCTGTAAATCAGAATAGAAATGTTTATGTAGTAGGCTCTTATACTAAAGATAAAACTGCTGACCCTACTACTGATAAAGAAATTGTACTTAAAACTACCAAAGATGGTGATAAGTTTGGCAAGGTTAAAACAGCTGCAGGCATCCTTAGAACAGACCTCATTCAGAAAGGTCATGTACTCTCTGTAGATAATGTTGGTAATACTCATGGCAGTCACACTTTGAAGTCTTACTTAGTAACTCTTGATGAGGCTGTTAAGGAAGGTGATAATGTAATACCTAGCAGAGATTATATCCTCCAGATTGTTATTGACAACTATATTGGTATGTCTGATGAAGATACTTACTTTAAGTATGGCTGTGTAAGAGGTACTAAAGATATGACTGCTTCTAAATTCTATGCTACTCTTGGAGTATCTCTTGCTAAGAACTTCTCAAGAGAAATTGACCCCATGCTTAAGTTCTATCTTAAAACTGCAACTGGTTATGTTGAAGTAAAAGCTTCTGACAAGGCAGATGAACTTAAAGGTGCTTATACTGGTGTACTTGTTGCAGAACTTGATACTTGGTGGGAACTTGGTAAAGGTCAGTATGCTCCTACAAGATTCCATGTACATTGTGGTGAAGTAGCTGTAGACCTTGAAGATGAAGATGAAGTAGTTTGGGGTAATGTTGAAGAAGTGACTGGTATTGATAATATTAATACTGTTATTCCTAATGGTAGAATGTTAGCTGACCTTGAATATTTCTGTGCAGGTGAAAGAGGTGATATTTACAGAAGTATTGGCTGGCCTTTTACTATCTCTACAAGATATGATGTAGACCCCACTAAATCTTACTATACTGTAGATGTGCATTATGCTTTCACTGATGAAGGTGTTCATGTACAGAAATCTGAAAAGCAGATGACTTTTATCACTGAGTATGAAAGTGTAGCTACAGCTATAGAAGAATTTTTTAATCAATGATAATTCTTTCATATAATAGAGTAAGGGATAGGTTAATACTTATCCCTTTCTTTTTGTATATATATTTACTTAAACTATTGACTATTATAATAATTATCATTAACTTTGTAAATAAAAAAATAATATACTATGACATTTAGAGAAATAATTTATATGCTACTTGACCAGATAAAAGCTATAAGTGATGATAGCTTGGTAACTGAGGAGCACGCACTATTTGTATTTAACAAGTGCAGGACTTTAGTACTTAAGTAGAAATACTCAGATATTAAGAAAGAGATACCTATGAGTAACTATCAAGTTATTGAAGTACCT